CTTCAAGTATCTCTGTACTTTGTTGTCTTTGCCAGCATCTCGCGCCATCTCAAAAACCTTGTGACCATGTTTCATGTTCATCAAACCTTCGTAGATAGCTTTGGGATATGCATTTGGCGCACTGGGTTGGGCAACAATGTCGACAGTGACTATTTCAAAATCACTGACGTGTCCATTAGCGTCGTTCACGTTTCCGGAACCACGACTTGAAACTCCTAGTTTCACACCCGATTCCAACATGGTTTTTACCAGTTGGCCCATGGGGGTGGGTAGAATCTTTAACTTACCATAACCGTTGGGACCGTCCATCCACATGTTCATAATGAGGTGGCTCACTCGGTCTAGATTAATTTTGAGGTCATCCGGGTGATCAACTTCGCCCATGACTGAATAACCTTCTATAATTTGTTCGTTTAGTGTTGCCACTGCACGTTCAATTTCATTCACAGGGTACACACGTTCGTTGGCGTTTTTGACACCGCCTTGAATGCAGATGCCCTTCATAAAGAGGTCCTTACCTTCACCAGAGCCTTCGACAATCATGCCAGCCTGGTTAAAGGTAAGATTTTCTCTAAGGTAAAGAGCCATTTACCTGTAGTCCTTAGTGTGTAACAGACTTAGTGTTAACGCCAGTAGCTTGTGCCAAGTGTGGCTTGGTAGCTGGGCTTAACTTTACACTGCCTTGAGCGGGAGTGTTTTGCACTTTACCGATCAATTCTTTTGTAGTTGGGGCTGGACGTCCATTACCGCCGTCACCTGTGGCATGCACTGGCTTGGCCATTGCACCACGTGCACCGCTGTTGGCAGCTACTGGGCTTTTGCTAGCAACACTAGGGTTGCTGGGTTTAGCAACTGTTTTCAAAGTGATATTTTCGTTGAACATGCCTTCAGTTTCAAACTCATCGTCTGCAACTTCCACATCAGTCATTTCGTCACCAAATTCGTCACCTGATACTTCATCTTCACCGGGCATGTCGCCGTGGTCTTCGCCGGCTTCGTTACCCATTAGGTCTTCAAATTCAGCCATTAATTCATCTAGCTTGTCTTCTAGATCAACAACACGGTCTTCTAGACCGCCTTCGTCGTGTGCATCTTCAATATCGTGAGTTAGGTCAGCACCGGCTTCTTCTGCACCGTCATCAAATTCAGCATCAGACTCTTCTTCTTCTGACATGCCTTGTTCTTCAGTTTCTACATCATCGATTAAATCGTCTGATTGATCGCCGCCGAGCATGCCTTCTTCGATTGATTCTTCTCCCTCTTCGGTAGCTTCCTCAATTGATTCTTCTTCCTCTTCCATCATTGTTTCATAAATGGCGCGGCTTTTTTCTACTACTATTTCGTGGAATAGTTCTTTGGCTTTTGCTTCTTCGTCGTTGATCACGTATTCGATCAATTGTTCAAATTTGTTCATGAGTCCCTCCAATGTAAATGGCTCTGTATAGTCTATTTACAGATAATGCAAATAAACATGTGTTTAATGGAGATTTTTTAAGTTTTTTTGACAGTTTTTGTCAAAATCATGCCATTGGCTGGGCTGGAGGTGCATATTGACGTTGCACTCGTTCTATTCTATCTTTAAACTCAACTTGACGAACATCGTTGAGTTGTCTCATCTTGTTTATTTGCTTGAGGGTGAGTTTTGTCTTGCGCAGGTCACCGAGTTGTGGTTGACTATTGTCTTGCGACAAATCTTGGTAGGCAGACTTTTCCCGTTGGTATAGTTCAAGCAAAATCATATTGTTATTTATACAGTTGGGGCAGCGCCTGCGGCTGGCGGTGCAGCCGAACCTGCGGCTGGTTGAGCGCCAGGCGCCATTTGACCCGGTGCACCAAAGCCTGCTGTAGCATCACCTATGTTGGTCATATCTTGTCCGGTAGTGATATCACTTTCAAGATCAGCTGGGGTAATTCCCACACCTCGCAAGTCAGAACCTTGAGCATCCGGCGCTTTAACATCAGCACGTTCTTCATCCCATAGTTCTTCGTTTTCACGAATCTCATCTTCTGTCAATCCTAGATATCGCTTGAGCAAGAAACGTTTGCTCAAGTAAGGAACTTGTTCTAAACTGGTAAATGTACTAACACGATCTTTGTCTAACTCTGCTTCGCGATAGCTGGCAAAGTTTTGTGGTTCATTGAACATGATATCAAACAAACCGCTATCAATGTTAAATCCGCGCCAGCGCATGAACATTTTAAATTCGTCGTCAAGCTTTTGCATGATCAAACGCTGTAAACGTTCGCAGTACTGGTTAAAGCGATATTCTTGTATTAGTGCAGTACCCACACGTCCGTCGTTCATGGGTCGATCTGAGTCGTCTGGGCCTGTGGGCAAGTAACTACTAGGCACACGCAAGCCACGGCACATTTTGTTGTTAAAATACTTTAAGTCGTCAATTTCGCCTAGATTTGATCCGCCCGCAAGCGTGTCAACACTTGATCCACGACCGTCTGCTGTTTGTGGGAAAAAGTAATCTTCGTTAATAGATAGTGGATTATAACTACTATCCATGATGTTTTGCCCACCGCCTGTGTTACTTGGAATTCTACGCTGGTGAATTTCGTTTTTGACACGTTCAACAAACTGCATGGCCATGTGCGAAGGCATGTTGCCCACGTCAATTTTAAACACTCTACGCTCAGGTGCACGTGCCACACGATAGATCAGTACAGCATCTTCTAGCAGTTCTTTTTGCTTGAATACTTTAAAAATAGTCTCTAATATGCTATTGCCAAACGGCCAATAGTAGTCCAATCCTTCAGTTAAACTCAAGTGAATCACATGTTTTGCATCCAGAACAGACTCGTTCATAGCGGCAGCAAAACGGCTTTGGCCTGCACCGGCGCCGCCAGCACCTGCATTTGGCGCTGTGTAATTGTTTGGTGCTACCCATCCTGCACTAGCTGGATTTGATTGAAAATCTGTTGTGGTCTTGGCAGCCATTGTCAAGTTTTGAAAGTTAGGGTTGATGTCACGAATCACATACTGCTCGGGACGCTTGCCTTCGCTTTCGTTTACAATGACCCTGGCCACCTTGGTCATGTCAACCCAGTACATTTCAAATGTTTCGGGATCGCGCACAAACACTTGATCTCCGTACTTGATGGTATTACGGAAAATACGGAAAATACGTTGATCTAATTTGTTAAGTTTTGTCCACTGCTGTAACTGTTGTTTGATAATTCGAACTTCGTTGTCAGTGGGCGTTTCGTTATACTTGACTTGAAATGGCACGTTTTCGTCATTGCGCATTTGGGTGCTGAATTCAGCTAGGATATCCAGACATGCGTTGATTTCGCTGTCCATGTCCATTTGTTCGTACTGATTGTAACGTTCAACTCGATTGGGATGTCCAGTATAGACTTCGGGCAATCTGCTGGCATAGTTACGATACACTATATCAGCATGTGCATTAGCACTTGCACGGCCGTCGTTTCGACTGTATCCCGGCATGCCATCAGAATCACGTCCAGAAAGCGGGCTTAGTTGGCCGCCGGTGTTTGCAACTTTAAAATATTTTTTCCATGCCATAGTTGTATACTTATGTTATGCAGTTGATACTTGTAACAATCGAGATGTTGTGCTGTTGTTAGATCTTTGCAAGTTGACCAGATCTGACAGCAATGCTAGCATTTGAGGATCACCTGTGGTGTTAGTTGATGTTGGGCGATTGTTGAGATCTAGTATGGCAGTACGTATGGCTTGCACAAGATCAGTGTTGTTGTCTTGTGGGGTAACATCAGTTTTGAGTTGCTCAACTAATCTAGATAGCGGCGAGTCTGCTTTGCCTAGTACTTCTGCAAAATTAACAGCACTAACTCGTTCAATTATTTTAGCAAGTCCCGAGTTCTCTCTAGCAAGTGCTTCTGAAAAATTAACTGTTACTGGTATTGTTTTACCATCGGGCAAGGGAACAAATGCTTCATTTTTACCAGCTTCGGCGGCTCTAACCAAAGTGCCATTATTGCTAGAATTAATAACCCCACCGTACTTGGCTTCGATTGCGCTGAGAAACTCACCTCTTCCCACTAGTGATCGATTGTTGCCAACACCTTGATATGTGCTCTTGCCCGACGAATTAGGCAATGCGGCCCATACTCCTGCAAGCCTATCAGCAAATGCATCTTTACTCATGCGACCTGCTTTGTAGTCTTGATATCCGCTTTGATTCAATAGTGCGCGACCTAATTTGTCTTGAGTCATTGCATCAAATCGATCCTCTGGGCTCACAACACCCTGTGCCAGCAATCCATTAAGAGTCTTTTGTATGATTTGATATTTGCCAGCGGCGCTGCCTTGCCCTTGTGCCACACGTTGCGCTTGAAATTGCAATACCTCAGCTACTGTCATTTCAGACAGTGGTGCGTTGGCTCCGCCTACCATTTTGTTGTAGTCACCACCGCTTTCGTACTTGGCAATAAAATCCAAAATCTTTTGTTCGCTAGCTGGCAATCCCGATGTTGGAGTTGCCATACCCGCAGACGATGCCGATGGACCTTGTGCTGACGATGCTTGGCTACCAGCTATGCCACCGTACAATCCACCAGCAATAGCACCAACTGCGGCGCCAATACCGGTACCAATACCTGGAACCACACTACCAATTGCGGCGCCAGTGGCTGCACCACCAACTGCACCCATTGCGGCACCACCAGCTACTCCCGGACCACTTGATCCAACTGTGGTTTTGCCGCCAGGTGTTCCCAGTGTACCGGGTGCAACTTTTGCTGGTACACCAGTTATACCTTCAACAAATTCTGCAAACCCTTTCATGGCCTTGGTAGTGGGGCTGACACCGTACTTGACTAAATTTTGCAAACTATCTCTAGTGTTCATTTGCTCTCGACGCAATTCAACCTGGGTACCAACCAAGCCATCAGCACCTTTTTGTTGACCTTTTTGTGCTTCTTCAATGTCCTTGGCGCTCTTGGTTAGATCTTGATTGGCTCTAGCACCTAGATTTGCGGCTTCAACAAAGTTGCCAAAGCCCGATGATGCCACAGCACCAGCTTGCCCTAGACTGTTAAATCTTGTGGCAAATTCCTTGCCTGCCTTGTTAGATGCATCGTAGGCCTTTGTTGCGTCCATTGCACCACTGGCTAAGCCTTCAACAACACCAGTTGCGCTACCAATTGTTTGGAAGAACTTAACACCAGCTGGGCTAGTAAGTAGGCCTGAAGCTGATTCAGCATAACCTTGTGCCAGTTCTGGTGCTTGTTTGGCCAGTATTGCATAATAGCGTTCCATTTGATCGGCGGCTGCAACCTGTCGTTCATCACCCGATGCTCGCATGGCTTCTGTTTTGGCACGGAACGCCTCGACTGATCTTGCTTTGTTAATGGACTGTTCCATCTCAGAACGTTGTACGCCAGTTAACTTGGTTAACCCGTCCATCTCTTTGAGATAGGCTGCGGCTCCTACTTGTAGTTGTGTTTGTGTTTTGTTTTGTGTTTGGCCCACACGAGCTTGCAAACCAACATATGATGCTAGGCCTTCGTTGATGTCTTCAACTTTCATGCCCATGTTCATCAAGCTTTGACCTATTGGTCCTCGAGTTACGCCTTCGCCAAATTCAACAAAGTCTTTTCGACCTTGCATTACAGAACCCGACAACAATGCCAAGTCGGTTGAAGATTTAGATATTAAATCTGAGAATGCCTTGAGTCCTACTTCGTCGAGCCCGTATCCTAGCCGTTGCGCTGACGCACCAAGCCCAAGCAAGCCATCTGCTGAACTGGCGCCAACTTTGGATAATTCTTGATAGGTATTGAACAGTCGGTCGCTCATCTCCGCGGCCGCTTCGGCATAGTCTCCTACTGCTTTAAGTCCGGTACCGGCTGCAAATGCGCCAATACCCAGTGCCTGGAATCCAGGGATAAGTGCAACAATGCCACCTAGCACTTGTGCCGCTGTGCCTAGACCTTGTGCAAATGTATTAACCGACTTGGCGGCAACTGCGGCGCCTTGTTTGCCTTGATAGATTGCCTTGCTGTATTCACCAAAGCTCTTGGCAAGAGCCCCGGCACCATCGGCTAGTAATCTAAATCCCATGTTTGCGGCAACACTGGTGCCGCCTAGATTTTCAAATTTTTCTCTAAGTACCGCAGTACCAGTTACACCGCGACTGTATTCGTTGATAAGATCGCCGGCTGTTTTTATTTCTTTTTGCTTGGATGCATTTTCTCTACGTTTGGTTGCAGTAGTTACTTGTTCGTTGAACTTTTCTGAGGCGGCTAATTCTTTGTTGTATTTTGCCAGTTCATCTGCACTCATGGCCGCACGTTTTTGTGCTTCAGCTAGCTCGTCATCTTGTTTCTTTTTTTCCTTGACTGAGTCTTCTTGTTGTTTGGTTGCAGCTTCTTGTTGCTCAGTTAGCTTTTTGGTTGCTTCTGTTGCATCATCTATTTCTTTGGTGAACTTGGCGATTTCAAGATTTTCTTTGGTTTTGCTTTTGGTATTTGCATCCAGCTTAGCCGATAGCTTTGCTATTGCCATGACTATTTTGTCACTGCCGTTATCAGTGTTGGATTTAGTCGACGGAGTAGAGGACAGGCTCTTTAATGCCGGCACCAACTCCTGCAACTGTCGAACTAGATTGTCAATATCAAATTGATCTGCCATGGTAATATACGCCTATAAATATTGCTAACACCATATTTACCGAAAAGGAATCACATGGATTCAAACCCCTTACAGAAATATTTCCGGCAACCTGCAATTTACGTCCGGTTGCCCAGCCAAGGTAAGTTTTACCCACAAGGCACATTAGACATGCCGCCCAACGGCGAATTACCAGTTTTACCAATGACTACCTTGGACGAAATCACTTATCGCACCCCAGATGCCTTGTTCAATGGCTCTGCTGTGACCAATGTGATTGAAAGCTGTGTGCCCAACATTAAATCTGCATGGGCTATGCCCAGTTTAGATATTGATACTGTACTAGTAGCTATACGTATTGCCACTTACGGACACGAACTGGATGTTTCAACCACTTGCCCGGCTTGCAATACCGAAGCCGATTACGGGGTAGATCTACGTGTGGTAATGGATCAGATATCTGCGCCAGACTACAATAAAACCATGACTATAGGTGATCTGGAAATTTATTTTAAACCCATGACATATCAGCAAATGAACGAAAACAGCATGATTCAGTTCCAAGAACAAAAAATGTTGCAAATGCTAGAAGCTGCCGAAAATGACGAAGACGCTAGGAGACAACAACTAGGCGAAGTTTTAAAGAAAATTACCGAAATAACCACTCAAGCACTGGCACAAAATATTGCCATGATTCGCACACCACAAGCACAAGTAATTGACCCTGTGTATATTGCCGAGTGGTTAAGTGAGAGTGATCGTGCTACCTTTGCCAAAATACGAGATCACATTGTGGCAATCAAACAACAAGGCGAACTTCAACCCTTGGGTGTTCAGTGCGGCAATTGTAATCACGAATACCGCCAGGCATTTACACTAGATATGTCAAATTTTTTCGAAGTCGCCTCCTAATTCTTGACTCGGAAAAAATTGCATTGCAAATCGAGCGCATGGAGAAGGAGGCTGCTTCTATCAAAACAGAAGCTCTCAAGATGTGTTGGTACATGCGTGGCGGAATATCATTTGAAGAAATCATGCACATGAGTAACGCAGAGCGTGACTTGATTGGTACCATAGTAAAAGAAAACTTAGATACTACAAAGAAAACAGGATTAGCATTTTTCTAATGGACATAGAAAAAGTCAAACAAGATATCGAGCATTGGATTGTAAACTTTGTGGAAGTTCCTCATCCGTCGCTAGGCGGATTTCCACCTTGTCCTTATGCACGGTCAGCACGGCTAAAGCAAAGCTACGAAGTTTTCATTGGCAGCGATCCTTACTTTGATCTCAAGAATCGTGCTAGACACGGCATGGGCAACAAGGAAGTAATTGTATATGCTTATGATCCTGTAGAATGGCCACATGAGCTATTTGCTGCCAGTTTAGATCATGCTAACCGAGACTTTTTGTTGGCTGCTGATCTGTTAACACTAGAAGATCACCCCGATGATGTTGAAATAGTCAACGGTATCTGCATGAATCAAGGCACTTATGCACTTGCTTTGGTGCAGAGCCTTAGCGATCTTGATGCCAAAGCAAAGCTTATGGCACGAAAAGGATTTTACGATTCATGGCCAGAAGATTATCTAACAGACTTGTTCCAGCATAGACAGGACCCTCGTTTATGACTTATCAGTTTGCTAGAATCAACTTGGAAAAAACCACTTATCAACCCACTGTGGATTGGTACTATATCACCAAACCCGATGTTGCTGAACTACAAGACATTTACCGAACGTATTGCATCTACAAACACTTTGCCAGTGTGATGCCGTTGTTTGACAGCCAGTTCACAGAACCCGGTATAGACCTTATTGGCTACAGAGATCAGGGAGAACTGGTAGCGTTTTCCATGATGAAACGTTACGATGACAAAAATTTATTAGCCGCACAATTTGCTTGGAACTATCGTAAACCTAAACTACGTTTGGGTATCTCAAGTTTACAAACAGAATGTGCAATCTACAGAGAGCGTGGATTCCAGTACTTGTACCTGGATCAAGCGCACCTGTACAAACAGGACCTTGAAGGTTTTGAAATACTAGGACCACTATAACATGGCAGACATTTACACAATTTGGGCAGACAAAGAAGGCGACATCTCAGACTTAGACTGGGTCAACGGCATGAAAAGTTTCTTTGAACATTTGAAATTTGAAGGCAAGCTGGAAGACTATCGCATCACTAGATGCAAGATGGGATTCCGTTCAATTGCAGACATGCCAGAATGGATGATACTCATGGAGTTCCGGGACATGGCTCAGATGGATCTAGCATTCAAACGTGTTGCACCTCTCGCAGGTGAACTAGAAGCCAAACACAAATCATTCAATCAATTTGTTTCAGGCACAATACAACATGCATTGTTCCGTGATTGGCCTGATACGTTTGTATAATGCAACCCATATGCGTGGTTAGTTCGTCCCCGGTTGGATGCACATTCCTTGACTGGAGTTTGCATTTTCTTTCAGGACAAGATCAATACTACCATGTTGAACAGCAACAGTGGAGGCCTTTGTCACAATCGCCCCTGAGCAAACTCAATGCACACGGGCATGCTAAAAATCACCCCAATGGCTTAGATATCACACGTATTTTTGCCATGTCCATTGAGCTTGAACAACAAAAAGCAGATAACCATGACAAACTGTTTTCATTTTATTCCGCGCCTATGACCATGCGAATAGCATCCAAGAGAGCAGGAGCAAATAGTTTTAATGAGTTTAGTGACCCAACTACATTAGCACGAGCCCAATCTCTTATCAAGCAGGACTTTGTTGATATGATACAGCATTGCTTAGATACCAATATCAATGTAGTGTATGTGCAACCGGATAATACTGCAATAACTGCACAGTGGAGATTCCGCAACGATAATCGATTGTTTAACAATGGGCTAACTGCTACCCCAGACGAACAACAACAAGAATTTCAAAATGCGTTTTTTAGCAAAAGCCAAACTAGCTGGGCAAGTCAAGGATTAACAGAAGTATGGGATCAACGAGAACGCATAGCATTGGATTTTAGGCCGTTTGATACAGACAAGTTTTTGCTTGATCAGGATGTTGGGTTTAATAAACCACACCAACGTATTAGTAGTTTAGATTTGTGGATAAACACAGAGGAAACAACACTAGGGGCGTTGCAACAACTTGGATTACCAATTAACACCCAGAGACGCCAGGCCTGGCAATTGATTGCACAACAATGGCAAAAGATGCATTTGCAAAATATCAAATTCTATCATGAAATTGATCATATAGTAAAAGCCATTGTCAATGGTTGGTATTACAATATAGGCGATCTTGAATTAATACAAGAAGCAATCATACAGCATTGTTTGATTTACAAACACAATCTCAATTTAAAAACGTGGGGATTATCAAAGTTTCCACGCAACACACAAGACTTACATGTGTTATTGGAAGATAACATTCATACAGTACCAGTTATCTATTAAAGATGTACTTCGTACATCTGTTCTTCGCTTACGCTCGAACTGTTTCTTGACTTCAGTATCATCTAGATTCTTTGGTCATACTTGCCCGTTGCCGGGCAAGATCTGACATCATCCGAGTTCGAACAGTCATCTAGTATTAGAGAATTTGTCTTTCTTAGAAGTACAACTGTGAGTGGAATTGTACTTGTTACAAAGACAGCAGAGGCGGTTGTGCGGTACCTCTTATCTCAGCCTTGTCTCACAACGGAGCGCAGTTGATCCCATACTAGCGAAATCACTTGCGGACGGGTTGTATCTATTTCACAGAGCCCGAATCATTTAGCCTAAGTTAGCTTGTCCTTTGACGCCCAAGTCTGAATATGGTATCTCACATATCCTCAATGGGGTTGGGTCATGTCACCCAACACAGTGTCTATTAGAAATTAAATTTTGTTTAAAATGTGACTGCCATGCACACGTACTTGTATGTGGCCGTTGTAATAATCTGTTGACTCTAATACTTTTCTTGCAAATTGTTCACGAGCCTCAATGTAACTACATTCTGACTTGCTTTTGCAATAGTAAAGTATTTCTCTGGAGAAGTTTTCGGTGCCTAATTGTTCAGTGTCTTTGGTTAGCTCAGGGCTTGAGCCCCAATACTCTCGCCAGTCTGAATCGACTTTTGATCGTATTTTCTTTTTCTTCTTCGTGCCGTTCTTTTGTTTTACAGTTTTGTAAGTTGTTTTTGAGAACTTAGCTAGTTTTTTGCCTATGTACTTGCGACCAGATAGATTATTTGTGATTAAGTAAACAAAGCCCACACATTCATCGGGTAGAGTCTCCACTGGGGTGTTTTGAAAATACCATGTCATGCTGTGTGTTTTTGTTTTGCATTGTAGTTATAGTGTAGTTGCCTGTGTGGTAAAATTTACCATTCTGTTGTGTGATCAGCATCAGACAAACGTGCGGGTGTACATTTGGTCTGACATTCTAAGCTGTCGAAGCGCAGAAAATCTGTGCTCCAGAACGGATCTTGTAAAATTTCGTTGAATGTTCGGTGATTGAGATTGAATTGAGATTCTGCCAGTTGATGCCAGTTTGAGTTGTGTTCGTAACGATTGGCAGTCCAACAGCAAGGGTAAAATTCTCCCCGACTGTTTAAAAACACGCCTTTGTTGCCTATCATACAGATGCCCGAATAGTTGCCTAATTGTGTTGCTCGTTTTTGAAATTCAATTCGAAGTTCCTGTCCCGGCCTGACTTTTGAGGTCAAGGCAGTTACCACACGTTCATATCTGTGTGCAGACGCCACTAATGCAGAGTCAGAGGGTTCTAGTAAATCTCTAGTGCCATAGGCACTGGGGTATTTACTACCAAATTTTGTGGATTTTGTTAGCTGAAAACAGTCAAAATTTTGTTCTTTTGCTAGAGTTTTCATGTGCTCTAACTGGTGCTGATTGAAGTTAAATGCAATTGAATCGCACACTCTATAAGTGGCAGAGTTGTGTGTAAAAAATTCCTGTATGCCTTGCTGTATTGATTGCCAGTTGGAATTAACACGGTATTTTTCATTGCTGGCTTGATCCCAGCCATCTAGACTCCAGTGTATTTCGTCTCGATTTGTCAATATGCCTGCTAGTGACTGCCACCACTGTGGCGTTTTATAGCTGCCGTTTGTTATGATCACAAGTTCTATGCTTGGGCTTGTTTGTTTAAGCCACTCGCAAATTTCTAAAAATTCTCGACAGTATATGGGGTCGCCGTCGTTGCCGCAAAATGTAATTTTGCGTATTTGTTGAACAACATCAGCACCCAGTTGATGCTTAAAAAATGCCAAGGATAGTTGTCGATTTAACAAACTTTCAGGAACCTCAGCACGTGGGCACCTGGGGCACTTTAGTGTGCAGATGCTCGATAACTCAACGTGCCAATGGTCCCACTTGATCATGCTAGATCTACATCCGTGTTATAACTTGTAAAGCCGTTTTCTTTGACCACACGTAAAATATTTTCAACTCGTCCAGCAAGCTCGTCTCGATGGCTCACAAGCCAAATAGATTTGTGTCGTTCGCGACTCATTTTCTTTAGCAAGGCCAAGCTGTTCTCAACGCCAGACGCATCCATGCCTGAATCTACCAACTCGTCAATAAACAGCACGTTAATGGGATAATATAAACTTTCCCACACATCACGGAATGCCCATGACATTGACAGGATCAGCCGATTGCGTTCACCACGTGATAAGTTATCAAAATCCAAATCTCGACCCAGTTCACTAATTTCAACCGACAAGTCATTTTGAAATATCACTTGATGTGGCAAACCAATACGATCCAAGTAGTGTGTGAGCCTGTTGTTGAGATAACTTAAATTCTGTTCAATAATTTTCTTGCGAATGAAACTATCTTTGTTGGTCAGCAACTTTAACAAGAAATCTTGATGCTCTTGTGTACGTGTTAGATCGTTTAGTGTGTCATAGCTGACAACTTGCAATGCTTGACCTTGCATGTCTACAATTTGTTCACTGTAGGGATCAGTTTCGGCTTCTCGAGTTGTTAAATCTCTGCGCAAAGTTTCTAGACTGTTGCGGTGATTCAGTGCATCTTCTAAACAGTCATAGAACACAGTGGGTGCAACTCCTAGTGCACCCAATTCAATCAGCACCGCTTCATGTTCGGCTCGTTGCGTGTCGTTGGCCAACAGTTGTAGTGCAGTTTCTTGTAGAGTTTTTTGTCTTTCGGCTTTTACAACATCAAGGCTGTTGTCGTGAATTTCAGTTCCGCATGCAAAACACTTGTGATCGGCCATCTGCTCTAGATCTTTTTTCAACTGTTCGCAAGTTTTGTTTAGCTTGACATCATCAGCGGTAATTTGTCGTATCCACTTGTTGGCATCGTCAATTGATTTTTTCTTGACGTGGAACACTTCTAGATCTCGGTGCGACTGTATTTCGGAATCAATATCAATGTGCTCTAGACTACTGATAGCTGACCTCAATTGATCACAATCTTCGCTTTGTTTCTTGAGCCACATGGTTTGTCGTTTACGCAAACTTTCAATTTGTTCTTCGATGCGTTTGTTGGCTTCTTGTACTGCTCGGATGCGCATTTCTTCTTGTGCAATACTATCCTTTGTGAGCCGGTTGATCTCTTTGATTCGATCAGCACGTTCACTTAACAAAGTAATCCCCAACAACTGCTCAATAATCACACGTTGGTCATTTGCCTTGAGACTTAAAAAAGGTTCAGTATAAGTGTTTAAGGCCAACACATGCTTGAACATGTCGTGTGTCATGCCCAAGGTACGTTCAATTGCATCTTGTGTTTCTCGACTGTCGCCTTGTGCGTCATCAGTTGCAGTTTGTTCTTCACTGTTGACATAAAATTTAAGTACATTGGGTTTGCGTCCACGTTCTACCCTAAACTCGCGACCATTAACAGCAAACTCCAAACTAACCAACATATTTTTGCCATTGGTTTTGTTTATGAGATTGTCTTTTTTGATGTTGGTCAATGCTTGTCCGTACAAGGCATAACTTAGTGCATTGATGATTGTGGTCTTGCCAGTACCATTGCGTGACCCGTCCCCGCCAAGATCGAGATTTTCCCCTAGTACCAAGGTCAAGTCTCGACGATCAAAGTCAATGGCTTGTGTGGCATTGCCTACACTCATGAAGTTTTTAACAGTTAAGTCTCGAATATGGATCATGCAGGTTTATTTGGTAATGATTCTTGGTAATGCTTATACAGCATAGTCTCAACGGCAGCAAGCTCACGCTCAGATCGCCAGGGCAAATTTAAATATGGCATAATGAATTGTTTGATAAAATCATAATGTATCAACGGAATAGGCTGGGTAATCCCCAAATCTAAATCGCTAAATTTGCTGTGGTATCTAAAGTCATGCATTCCTTTGAAAGGAGTGTGCCAACTCCAGTTAATGTCGTTTGCAACATTGTGTTCTAGATACAAACTATCCCATGTTAGCATAAATCGATAATTGACTTGATGTTGGTTAATCAACAGTTTAGCATAGTCAATAAACAATTGCGACCTTAATTGGTGCTGAGACAATGAGATATATGTTCTATGATAATCTTGCACTTTGGTAACTTTTGAACTGCTTGACAACCAAAAATCATGATTTTTTAATTTTACAACATTGTCATGATATACTGGATCACTTGATATAACCTCCTGCCACGCTTGGTTGGATGCATCCAGTACTAGATCCAATCGGTTGGGTATAGTCCACTGTAGCAATACTGCATCCGATGATGCAATATGTTGTTTCAGTACATTGACCAAATACTCGTTACCGGCACCGTATCTAGAAAAGTCACAGACTGTGAGATCATGAGTCATCAACTCGATAATTTTTGGCCACTTATAGTATGTTGGATACCAGTTGGGTACCGCAACACTGTCGCCAAATCCATCTGCTAATGTCAACAAGTTCACTTTATTAAATCTCGTATTTGATCAGTATTGGTAAAAAAATCAGCAAAGTCGTTATGTGGGACTTCAATTTTGTATCGCAACCAAATATAATAATATATCACAGCCTGAGTCCAGATGTCTGTGATGTGTGTTAGATCTTCTGAGTACTTGGTTACTAAAGATGATACAACTCTATCGGCAATCCTAACTGGGTCAAAATATCTAGCATTTGACTTGCGCCAATCAAACCACAGATCATGACAGTGTTCTATTTTTGCAACAGCATTTACTGCACTAAAAAATTCGTCATAGTCATCGTACAGTTCTTCTATATACAATGCATTATCATCTTCGGACTTCCATGCACTCCTGAGGTCATGGTCTCGCAAAAATAAAAAATATTTTTCTCGTTGTGCCCAGGGCATGTTTGTCCCCCAGTCATCAACTGGCAACTGATTCTCAATACTGCTACCCATGGCTTTCTCAATCATGGTACGAGCAACTATTGGCCAACTACGATCAGAATAGCAGATCTTCACAAGAGTTGAATCGGGGAAAGTAAGTTTAAACTGTTCAGACTCGTTGTTGATGCCATTGTCAATTAACACACAATAGTTTTTATCGGCAAGGAATTCAATTCCGCCTGGCCAGCAATCGTGCAAATATTTAGGAACTACTAAATCAAGATTGTGACTGTTTCCGTTGGTGGAGAATGCTAGATGATTTTTTGGTCTAACAAAGCTTTTGCCGTGCAATGTTAATACAGCATTGATAAAGTGGCCGAACCCGCCCGACGGATACCAAACACAATAAATCATAAGCTTTGATAAATTTGCAACAATAGTTTGGGATCGTACATTTTGCTGTCGATTTTGGTGATCTGATCAGTTACAATTTGATCCACTGATTCAAATTTAACTTCGCCAGGCGCCAGATCTTCTTCCAAGGAACTGCGTTTGTTGGGCATCAAGGCCATTTCACGAAGTTTGTATTGCTGTATAAATGTTTCTTTGATGAAGTTGGCTTCTTCGTAACTGATTTCGATATCCAGTTGCACTCGAACATTCATGTTGGGCTTGAGTAATTCACTACCACGATCAATCATGGTACTTAGATCCCATACATTGTACATGGGCTGACCAGGCCAGGCATGGAACTCGGGCTCTTGTCCCCATTCCAGTATCATAACACCTCGGTCACCGTCGCCTGCATCAGCATAGTTGTGTGGAAAGCAGTTGCCAATATAGGTGATATTCTTTTTGGTTTGCCTTTTGTGGAAGTGACCGGAAAACACATGTTCAAAGCCATGAAAGTCTTCTCTGCGTACTTCACCATGATCCGGCATTTCTACCATGGCATTCATCAAATATCCGGGCAGTTCAAAATGCCCAAACATGTACTTGCCTTTTAGTTTGGGGATACGTTTGTGGTCATCGCCGCAGAGCCAAGGAGCAATGACAACATCACCACTAGTAAACCAATCGTTACATATCTGTACGTTGGGGAGATGCTTTGCCCACTCCACGCTTTGTATATCACGCTTATCTCTGTAATACAGATCGTGATTCCCAGGGATAAAATACACAGATGAAAAGTTGTCATTTAAATGTTCCAGTGCTTGAAGGCTGTAGTTTAATGTAACAATGTTGATGTTGGCACGTGTGTTGTGCCAGTCACCCAAAAACATCGCAGTCTCGCACCCCTCTTCTCGAGCTTTGGCAGTGGCCCATTTGACAAAGGTCAAACAGTCATCGTTGTGCAATTGACTGTTTGACTTGAGACCAAAGTGGATGTCGGTAAAGACTGCGGCTTTTTTAAATAGATTACTCATCCCTGTAGTATACTACTCATCGAGGCTAGACACAACCGGACCGGACAATGCAGCCATGTTTTTTCCGGCATTCTGGCGAGTCCAGCTGGGGTTTAGGCCGTTCATTTCCAAAATGTCATCACGGATGTTTTGATTTTTCTTTTCAATGTTTAGGATACGAGTAAAGCTATTAGTGATAGCGGCAGTATAATACGCAAAAGGGTTCTGCGATTTTGACTCGTCAAATTGCAATCCGATTTGACTGAGTTGTAGCAAGGCTTGTCCTCGCATTTCTTCGTTGTAGGTGTATCCACGCCAGTTGCTCCTTGTTGCATATCTCTCGCATAATTTCATAAACATCATGGCCAGCTTGCGAGTCATCTGTCCATGGTCACGACTGTATTCTCCAGTTTCTAAATCACCTTTCCAGTGGCTTTTGCCCACAAGGTACGGTACCTTGTGATCTGTAACACGATAGTGCCAAAACGGAGGAAAGTTTACTCGAACATGTACTGGATCTAAAATAGGTTCATCTATGAGATCTGCTAATGGATCCTCTTCTATGGGCTCGTCAAACACAAGAATTTCTTGAAGCTTTTTCTTTTTTACAGCAGTTTTGGGTACTTTTTTTGGCGCCATGGGGATGTGTTCCCATGTCATGACTCTAAAAACTATATCAGTATTGGGAATATTTTTTTCATTGACTTCGACTCCTGACTCTTTAGTAAGTCTTGCCGCACGATTTCGGCGTGCTTCGGCCACGGTCTTTTGATTTATTTTGCTAACGCTGGGTAAAATAATATCATACTGATGATCTGTTACAGGATCTAGGTAGCTACAATATGCATTTTTACTAAGGTGAATCTCTTTTAAGATATCTCGATTGTTGAGATAGTTGACTTTTGCTGGGGGTTTTGGTAGTAATGACATTTGATGCCGTGTCTCCTAAGTTGTACTTATTGTAGCATAATCGCAACAGTTGTCAACCTTTTTCTTAATATATGCCGTTTATTTTCTAGGTAAATATTACAAAGGTACACAACACATGGGTGACGATTTTTTCAGTAGCTTTAGCTATAGCTATGGCACATACAATTCCAGCACTGGCTTTAACTCAATAGGCGGTTCAGGTTATGCTGGACAAAATGTCACATTTCAAGGCACCACTGCGTCGGGATTTGATGGATTTACGTCAAATCCATTTATTACCAGCTCAACAACATCGGGATTTACCCAAGATCAATCCATTGTGGGCACAGCAAATTACCAAATTGGAGTTGACTATACCAACAATGCTGTCAGCGGATTTGCCAACCCCAATACTGGAGGTGCCCAGTCACTGACCTTGGATAACACGTATTATAACATTCAGGCT